TGAGAAAATGGGAGGTACTTTAGATTATACTGAAGAACAGTTAGTATTCGCCGCACTCTTCCATGATTTAGGTAAGATAGGAGATGGAGATCAACCAAATTATATACCTCAGACGGATAAATGGAGACAAGATAAGCTTTCAGAAATGTATACTTATAATCCAGACTTACAATTTATGTTAATTCCAGATAGATCTTTATTTATTTTACAGAAGTTCGGTATTAAAGTAGACCAAAAGGAGTTCTTAGGTATAAGATGCCATGACGGAGTGTTTGATAAAGCTAATGAAGCGTACTTTTTCAGTAATGTTGAATCATCTAGACAAAAAACCTCTCTTATCTCAGTATTACATACAGCAGATTTCTTAGCTTCTAAGGTTGAGTATGATATGTGGAAGAGAAATGGAGGAAGCTCTAAACCTAAAACACAGAAAACTAAATCAACTACAGGCAAAAGAGTAAATTCTTCACCTGGATTAACTAATTTATTAAAAAACATATAGTATGAACATACATCCTACAACTTTATACATAATAATTGGGATATTAGTTGCTTATTCCGGAATTTTATCTTATATTATCTATAACCTACTTAAAAAGGTAGAAAAATATGAAGATATTACTGTAGATCAAACACAATATTTGCAGAACGTATCGAATCTTATAGGAGATTCACAAAAGCACCTAAGCACTCTTGACGAACGTGGGGTTTTCAAGTCGGATGACGAGGTCGGTTATTTTTTTAATCAAATGAAAAAGGTACAAGACGAGCTAAACCGATATATGCTCCCACAGAATTATGGCAAGAAAAAAAGCAAAAGCTAATTACTTCACTTCAGAGACAGAAGACTTTATAAATAAGTACAATGAATCTACAGATCAAGAGTATAGAAACAGAATCTTTACTAATAACATATATTACCCCTTTTATAAGTTAGCGGAGAATATAATTCATACATTTAAATTTTACTACACTGATGTAGATAGAATCGAAGACCTTAAACATGAGGTTGTTTCTATGTTACTAGAAGAGAAGATAGATAAATTTGATAAGAACAATGGTGCAAAAGCGTATTCATATTTTGGTACTATAGTTAAAAGGTGGTTAATAAACTACAATAATAAAAACTATAAAAAACTAAAGAAAATTGGTACTTTCAACGAAATGGAAGATGGATACGATACGGATTATAGGGTTGATGATGAAAATGCAATATCATTAGGTACATTCTTGGATATGTATGTAGAGGAAATGTATGAAAAACTTGATACCCTATTCACAAAGGATAGTGAAAGGAATATTGCAGATGCGATTTTAACTATATTTAAAACGAGACAAGACTTAGATATATTTAAAAAGAAAGCTCTATATATCTATATTAGGGAAATGACAGACTGCGAAACACCGCACTTAACAAAAGTAGTAAATAAACTAAAGATAGAGTTCTATAAATTATATGAAAAATATAATGAAGTAGGTTTAATAAAGACAAAGGTACTTTAAATCTATTTATAATAAAAGAACATGAGTACTGATAAAGAAATATTTAAAGGTAAAAGCCTTTCTGATCTTTTTGGTGAAATTTACGACAACTCTAAAGAGACGAAATCTCAGGTAAAAGCTCTCATTGGTGAACTAAAACCTCTTATAGAAAACATAGGAGACGCAACATTAATAGTTCCAATGATTAAGGAGTACATGGAGATCGGTGTTAAAAATGATGAAGCGTTAATTAAATTAGCTACAATCATTCAGAGAATAGAAACAGCACAAGCAAAGGGCGATGGTCCTGATTTCTTAGATTTTGACTCTCTACAATCTCTTTTAGAAGAAACTGAAGAGATTCAAGAAGAAGTAGAAGAAGCACCTAATAAAGCAGAAGAAGAACAAGAGTAATGAGTCTACAAGATAGTAACTATAGGACGGAGTCTCCAACTGGTGGCGTTAAAAGTACCCCTAAATCTAAAATTTATGTCGGTAGAGTAGTAGATGTAATACTATCCTCAGATCATAAATACTACGATAGATACGGAGGTCCTGATTCTATTGGAGCTGTATTATACTCTGCTTTAGATAACGCAGTAGACACTACTTCCGAAGGAGGAACAGTTTATGCAGGAATAGCATACCCATTAAACATTGCATTTAATACATTACCGGTTAAGAACGAAATCATAATAATAGAAGACGGACCTGCTCCTTCAGTAGAGTTAGGTAGCACTTCTTCTAGGAGATACTACCAAACAGTATACAACCTGTGGAATCACCCTCAACACGGAGCATATCCTACAGACTTAGAACAAGAAGATGTTAATATTGGCGATGCTTTTGATGTTAGCGATAAAGTAGCACCTTTACAGCCATACCCCGGTGACACAATACTGTCAGGGAGATTAGGACAAACCATAAGGTTATCCGGAACTAGTATAGAAGAGAATACAATAACAGATTCTAGTAATAAAGACGAACCCTTTATGGTTATCAGCAATGGTAAAACCAAACCAGCAAATGGATTTCAACATATTACAGAAGACATCAATGAAGATCCTACTACTATTTTCTTAACCTCCAACCATACTGTACCTCTAAATCTAGCAAACAATAAAAGATCCTCATACGATACCCCTCCAGAACTACCGACTAAGTACCAAGGCTCTCAAGTATTAATGAATAGTGATAGGATTGTACTGAATGCTAGAAGTAACGAAGTGTTAATATCTGGTCAAGAATCAGTAGGTATTAATTCAAACACAGTAAATCTAGACGCTAAAGATTTCTTATGTATTGATGCAGATAAGATATTCATAGGTTCTAGAGCAAGGATAGCAGATGGTAACGCAAAGCAACCTATCATGTTAGGTCATCAAGTTGAAAGATACCTTCAAGATGTGTTAGATGTTGTTGAAATGATGGCAAAAGCTATGATGAAAGCTAAAACAGTAAAACAAGATGCTATACCAAACCTAATATATGCTGGAGCAAACGCCAAAGGAACTATAAAATCCTTAAAAAATAGACTCAACCCAAAAGGTCGATCAGAACTAAAATCTAAAAAAACTTTTGTAGAATAATGCCGTGTAGTATACCTCCATCGAAACTCTCAGAATTTATAGCTAAGTTCCTAGGTAAACTAGAAGCAGCCATTTATGCTAAAGTCTTAGAAGAAGTTTCTAAGATTCAACAGCGTTTATTAGGAAGCATATGCCCACCTGTAGAAGAAATAGAAAAAATACTTAAAGTTAGAGATAACTTATTAAATGCTATAAATGGGTTAGAAAAGAAAATTGAACCTATAAAGAAATTTGCTGATATATTAGATCCTCCTATCAAGGCAGGAAAGGTAACTGTTACAATATTAGAAATGATATCCATACCAGGAACAATAGGATTACCTCCAGGACCTAGTGGTGGTGTTATATTTTCAGTTTCAGTAGGTGCACAGAATAGATTTGCCCAATTACTAAATATAGCTTGTCAGATAGTTGATATGTTACATAAAGATCAACAAGCTATAAAGGATCTAACAGATATTAGCTTCAGTGGAATAGAACCTTTAAAGCAAAAATTACAATCTATTGACATTAAGCTATATGGATGTGTAGAAAAACTTCCACAAGCTGATAAAGATAGAATTTTAGCAGGATTAGATAACTTACCGTCTAACGCAGGTTTAACAAACCAAGTAGCCGATAATACATTTAACTATTTTAAACCTGGAGATAATAGCAACGGTGGTAATATGTATACTATAAAGATACTTATTGATAAGAATTCACCAGGATTTGCACCAAGAAGATATGCAGTGGTAGAAAACGAAAATGGAGTTGTTGTTTTAAGAGGCCCTGCATCATTCAGTTCATCTACGAAAATACTTGTAGATGAAATAAAATTTAGAATTAACAATCAACTTCCATAAACTAACTATTTATATATATGAAACTAGATCAACTACGTAAAATTATTCGCGAAGAAGTGAGATCAGCTGTCAAGGAAGAGTTACAAGAGGTAATGAACGAGGCAGTTAAAATAGCGAGTAAACCAACATTTACACAGGCACCTGCTAAACCTATTCAAGTAGAACAGCAAGTACCAAGTAAAATAAACCCGGTGATGGGTAAAACTACACTAGATGAAATGCT